AACTTCATGGTGGCCCGGCTCAGCACTTCTTGGGCTGCGTCAGACATTGCCACCTGAATGAGCGCCTTCCACATCACCACAAGGCCGAAGCGTTGCGGCAAATCGGGCTCGTCGGTGTCGTCCACAAGCTCGCTGGGCTCGCGGTGGTACTGCGCGACAAGCCGGTAGTTCGCGCCAGGTGCTGGACCAACAAGGATGCGGTCATCCTCGTCCACGGTCCAGCAGATGGGCATGGTCAGGCCGTTGTCGCGGTACACGTACTGCACGCGGAACACGTCCAGCGGCATGAACTGCAAGGGCCAGCGCGAGTTGATGTTGCCGTCAAGGTACAGGTGCGGGCAGTAGCCCTCATCCTCCACCCGCCACCGGCCAAAGTCGGTCAGGCCCAGGTCAGCCCCGGTGTAAGCCTGCTGGCCGATGACAAGCGGCACGTCCAGGGTGCGGCGCATCCATTCCCAATCACGCTCGGTCTGAAGGTCACGCCAAGCATCGGCGTACCAGTTGACCAGCCGCTTGTGCCGGTCGTTGGTGGTCGCAACGGTTGCGGGTGCAGCCGTTGAGCGCATGGATTCGCTGTGCAGTCTCTGCACACCCTGAAGGAAGTTCACCGTGCTGCCCCTTTGGATCAGTTCTCGCGCATGACCTTCGCCATCCAGTCGCGGCCCTTGGGGCTCGGGTCTTTGATGATGGTCAGGGAGAAGGCGCCGGCCTGGCTGCGCTCGATCCGGTTGATGGGCTGACCGTCAGGGCCATCGTCCACCCGGGTCTGAACGTCCATCGGCTGCGAGCGCAACAGAACTTCGACGTACTTGCGTGGCACGTTCTGAGGCACGTCACAGCGAATCCAGAACGGGATGCCGTTGACCTTGGGGTCGTGCATCGTCGGGGCGTGCTTCTCGCGGCCACGGGCGACGATGATGGTCAGAATGTCCTCGTTGAAGGCCAGTTCTGCGGCGTAGTCTTGAAACGCCATGTTGTCTTGCGCAATCACGATTTCGCTTTGCAGCGAGTCGAGGGTCACGTCATCGCCCAGGTCGGCAAGGCGACGGACGGGATGCTCTTGGGAGTAGACCTCGGGGGTCGAATTCGAGGTAACGGGTGCGGTGCGGGCCATGTTTTGATTCCTTGAAAAAGCGAGGGGCACCCGAAAGTGCCCCCCGTAGAAAGCCCCCGAAGGGGCGCCGCTCGATCAATCGGTCAGGCCACCTGGGGGCGGCCCGGCAGGGTCATGATGTCGGTGAAGGCGTGGGTCACGCCAGTGGGCGGGCCGGCCAGGTTGCTGGTGCCGAAGGTCCAGGCCGAACCAGTGGCACCCACGCGGGTGACAAGGTAGGCGTAGGGCGCCACGGTGTCATGCACCAGCGGGAACTGCGGGGCGTTCAGGAACGCGCCCGAAGCGTCCAGGGCGCCGATGGGGCCTTGGCTGACGCGGATCGCGCCGCCCGAATCCAGGCCCAGCACGAATGCACAGCCGTTGTTCGGCGCCACCGGCAGGAAAGCCGCGCCCGTGGTGAAGTCGGTCGTGGGCGTGGCGGCGTTGGTGGCAGCAGCCTTCAAGTACGCTTTGCCCAGGATGCAGTACTGCACCGCGTTGGCGATGGTGGTCGTGGTGGTCGTGCCTGCGGCAGCGCCGGCTTTGGTCGTCACCATGGTGACGGGGGGGAGTTGCAGATGGTCCATGTTGAGTGTCCTCGTTGGTTGGATCAGGAAGTCAGGAAGCTCTGAGAAAGGGACAGACAGGCGGCCGAAACCGCCCGTCATGCCGGCTTGTTAGGCCAGCACTTTCGCCCCCACGTTGCCCACAGCCATCCAGCCGTGGTTTTCGATCATCACGGCCTTCCACCAAGTGGTGCCGGCGTAGCCCCGCTGACCGTGCGGGTCGGACTTCGACTTCTGGCCCGGGGGCAGATAGGTCGGGTCCAGGCTCTCGGTGCCGCGCACAGCCACTTGCGAGAAGGCGTCCTCGGCGGTCACGATGAACTGGTACACGTCCACGCTGGTGCCCAGGTTGCTTTGCAGGCCAGTCGCGCCCACCGCAGCGCCGCCGTCCAGAATGCTGACGAACTCGGGCGAGGTGATGAAGCGGAACCGCTCGCACTTGCCCAGCTCGTTGGGCATCGGGGTGCCGCTGGCGTACTTCTCGGCAGGGATGAAGCCGGGCAGGTCACGAATGTCCGGTTCCAGATCGGTGGAGACGTACACCAAGAAGCCCGCGGCCACCGCGTCGGTGCCGTAGCGGTTGCTGGCCGACAGAACGCGCGTCACCATCATGCCGTGGGCGGCCATCAGGGACTTGGCGATCTTGCGCAGCATCGGCAGGCTGATGCCGCCGTTGACCGTGGCGCGCGAGGTGCCCGAACCGCCGTAAAACTGGTTCGTGCAAGCCTTCAGGGCGCCGAACACGATCAGTTCGTTCACCAGCGTCACGCGCTCACCGATTTGCTCGGTCATCGCGGCCGGAATGTCGTCCTCGTACATGTCGTAGGTCTTGTCGGTGAAGCCGTACAAGCACGAGTACTGCTGCATGACGACAGACACGTCCATCGGCACGATGGACTCAGGCGGCGGGGTCACGCCTTCCTGGGTCTGGTGTGCCTGCACGATGACGTTGCCGCGGTCAACGGCGGTGGTGTTGCCGAAGAAGGTGTTCGGGGCTGCGGCAGTGGCACCGTAGGGCACGAAACGGCGGGCAACGTAGGTGTCGCTGCTGTTCTTGGGGAACCGCACTTGGCGGCCGGTCTTGCTGATGCATTCCTGGGGCACGGCGTGCTTGAGGATGGCACCCTTGAACTTGTTGATCCGGCCCGGGGTGAGGGCGAAACTGTGCATGGTCATGATTGGTCCTTGGTGTGACTCTTGGCCGGCGCTTATTCGTTGAAGCCGGCGTCGAAGTCGTCAACAGTTGAAGCAGACGGCGGGGCGCCGTTGCCGCGTGGGGTCACAGCCGCTTCAAAGCGGCTCCTTCGTTGGGGTTGGTCCTGGGCACCTTGGCGTTGGGTGGGCCGGCTGGCCTCCTTCGCCTTCTTGATGGCTTCACCGATGAACTGCGAGTCCCATGTGTTCGCCAGCTTCTGCTGGTACTCGGCCGGCTGCTTGGCCGCCCAGCCCAGGAACTCCGGCGTGGCCGTGTACTGCTCCCAATCAGGGAACTCACGGGCCAACAGGCGCTTTTCGACGGTCTGCTCAACGACGACAGGAAGTTCTGCCATGCGTTGTTGGACCACCTCATTGACCCGGCTCTCGTCCAGGCCAGCGCCACCGGGCAAGCCGCGCAGGTTGCGCACCTTGTCCAGCGCGTTCGCCAGCACGTCCCAGCCGTCCTCGCGCAAGGTACGAATCTCGTCCTCGCTGATTTCGATTTGGGTGCCGGTTTGCAGTTCGCGCAGTTGCCGCTCGATGCCGCCTATCTTTCCGAAGGCGGTGCCGAAGCTCTTGTCTTGTGCTGCGCGGATCGCTTCCACGGCGGCAGCACGGTCCTTGAGTTCGGCCAGTTCAGCCTTGGTCAGTTGGGCGTACTCGGGGGGTTCTTGAACATCGTCGCGCGGCTCTTGTTCGGTCTGCTGCTCAGCGCCCTGCCCCGGCGTTTCCGTGGGGGCTGAAAGTGCTTCCGCAACAAAGCCGTCGTCAAAACCAGCGTCGTCGGTGTCGGTGTCGGCCATCTTGTAGTGCTCCAGAAATGAAGAAGCCCGCTCAAGGCGGGCTGTGCTTGTCCACCGGCGCTGTTGCGTGGGTGGTTCGGTATCGCCGTGGACCTTGCGGTCGGCGGCAAATCAGGTCAGTCGGGCAGAAACTTCTCGTCAGTGCCCAGGGCCAGCAGAGACTTCACCTCTGCAATGCGCCCACGGATGATTGCTGTCTGGTCAGCCGTCATCCCCTGGTTGTCGTTTTGCTCTCGCAGCGTCTGAAGCCGGCGCTGCAAGTGCTCTTCAATGTCGTGCCAAAGCCGCGTGGCGCGGTCTGCTGGGCTGATCTTGGTCACTGCTGGAACGCCTTGCCCGGCTCAGCCCGGCCCACAGGCTCCATGTCCGTATCGGCCACTTGCTCGGCCGTCCGGTCGGCGCCGGCAAGCTCGCGCTGCACGTTCAGTTCCATCGTGGTTTTGGCAAGCTCGGTCTTGGCCTGCTCCAAGCTGATTTCACGCCTCATTGCGAAGTCGGCCAGCTTGGACTGGTAGTTCAGCGTCGCAATCTCGCGCTGCAAGGCCAGTTCGCCCATGCGGGCTTGGGCGTTTGCAGCCTCGCGGCCTGCCAAAACTTGGTTGTAGACACGATCCCGGTCGGTATCGACTTCGATCTTGTGCGCGGTCAGTTCGTCGCGGCTCTTCGCCACTGCCACCTGGGCCTGGGCGCGAATCTCCGCGGCTTCCACGGCCGGGGCTTTGGGCGGCGGGGCCTCGCTGAGTTTCTGCCACTCTTCCTCGGTGTACTGGAACTCGGTGGGAACCAGCCGCTTGGACCGTGCCCAGGCCGCGAACCACTTGGCCGGGTCGATTCGGAAGGCAGGATTCGCCACCATCGCGCCCATTGCCTGAATGGTCTGGTCCTGCAACGCCTTCTCGATCAGTGCCAGGGCGCCGCTGGTGTCTACCTTGTAGTCGCCCTTCTCTTCGTCGGGCACATCGGGGTCCAGCAGCAGCCACTCGTAGTAACGCTCCACAAGCGGGGTCGTCACATCGTCGTTCAGGTCCGCGCCAACATCGCGCAGCAGTTGGTTCGCGTTGTTGTCTTGCAGTTGCTGGCCGCCAAACGTGTCGGGCGTGGTCTTGCCGCTCTGGCCCTGGGTAATCAGCGGGATGCTGCTGTGTTCCTCGGCCAGCTTGAACCCGTACTCCACGATGGACATGAGTTGCGGGGTCATGTTGGGCCACTGGAACGCGGCAAACGCCTTGCGCACGTCGTCAGTGCCCGATTCGGTCTTGAGCCACCACAGCTTGTCCGGGGTGATTCGCTGCTGGCCGTTCGCCGGGACCACAGCGTCTTGCAGCATCACCACCTGACTGCCCGCAGCCTTGGCACCGTTGTTCAGCATGGCCCGGGTGGCACCGTTGACGATGCGTTGCGGGGCGTCCACCTGCTCGGCCACGCCCACGCCGGTCCAACTGCCCTTGCGCGGGCGCCACCGGCCCACATGGAACGGCAGGCGGCCGGATTCCAGGGGCTGGATCACCGCACGAATCACCGTCTCGTTCACCAGCGTCACGATGGCGTGGACGTAGCCCTTCAGGCAGTCCTCATCGTCGCCCCATTCCTCGGCCGCCTGCAACGGGTTCGCCGCTGCAAAGTCTGCGCGCTTGATTTCGCCGTGGAAGTGCCAAACCATGAACTGCTCGCCCTTGGCGCG